GTATCCTATCTTTGATAAGTTGACACAGAATCAACTTGGTTTTTTCTGGAGACCTGAGGAGGTATCTTTACAGAAAGATCGTGCCGACTACCAAACTTTAAATAATGCACAAAAACACATATTTACTAGCAATCTCAAGTATCAGATCCTCTTGGACTCCGTACAAGGTCGTGGTCCTGGCATGGCTTTCATGCCTTATTGCAGTCTACCTGAGTTAGAAGGTTGCATGAATATCTGGCAGACCATGGAGATGATCCATAGTCGCTCATACACTCACATTATCAAGAATGTATATGCTGACCCCTCTGATGTTTTTGACCACATTCTAGACGATGAGAAGATCCTCCAGAGAGCACAATCAGTTACCAAGGCATACGACGACTTTATTAATATTGCTCAACAGTATGGCACAGGAAATATGTGGCGTGATGGATGGAAAGATTCTCCAACTGCAAAATGGGAGATCCATGATCTAAAACGAAATCTATATAGAGCAGTTGCAAATGTCTACATCCTTGAAGGAATCAGATTCTACGTATCCTTCGCTTGTTCCTTCGCTTTTGGTGAACTTAAACTCCTTGAAGGATCAGCTAAAATCATTGGTCTTATTGCGAGGGATGAATCGCAACACATGACTGTCACTCAGAACATCCTTAACAACTGGAAGAAGGATGATGATCCAGAAATGAGGCAGATTGCTAAGGAAGAAGAGGAAAATGTTTATAACATGTTCCGTCAAGCAGTAGAGGAAGAGAATCTATGGGCAGAGTATCTGTTCAAAGATGGATCTATCATTGGTTTGAATGATAAATTACTACAGAAGTATGTTGAATGGACTGCTAATCGTCGTTTGAAGTCTATCGGACTCAATGCGATCTTTGACACTCCTATCAGCAACAATCCTCTTCCATGGACAGCACACTGGTTATCCTCTAAGGGTATGCAGGTAGCTCCACAGGAGACAGAGGTTGAGTCTTACCTAATCGGGAGCATTAAACAGGATGTCAAAAAAGACACCTTCGCAGGGTTTCAGTTATAACTTTGAAATTGTCTTTGACAAGGAAAAAGAAACAACCTTACAGAAGATAAAGAGGTGGATCAGTAAACAGAAACCACCTTGGAACACCATCCTTAAATATCTTTTTTCATACATAGAAAAATGGTACTGGGATGGTAAAGTCCTGCAAACCATGGCAGGTGTTGATTTAGAAACCAAAAAACTACATGAATTCTGGGAGGAAAATGACAGACAAATCACACCACATAGAGTGGAGAGAGGAGTATTTGGCGAGGAAGGCTGGTCTATCCAAATTTCAAACCCGATTGTTGAAAGAAGGACCGAAAAGTCTGAGTCAAGCATGGCTTTTGGGAGCGATGCATCAGGATTACAAAAAGTTAGTGGGGATCAAGGAACCTCCCTATCGTGAATCTGGTTATCAAACCTCAATGAAAGAATTTTTCAAAAGGCATAGGTAAATTATGAATCTTTGGAAAAATTATAAAGCATCAATTGCAAATATTTTTCCAGATATGAAATTTGTTCAGCGACATGCTGAATGGACTAATGATAAAGATGTGAATTTGACTGCTGATTTGTACTCAGGAAAACATCTAATTAAGTCAAGACAAGTTGAAATCTGGGATAACAAATCTTGCAGCATCTATAACAACATTCTATATCCTAGAACAGGATCTAATTTACCATGTTTTGGTATGGATCTCATGGGTATGAGTGACAAGAGAGTTGTTATTGTGTTTGATTTCCAACATCCTGTAGAAAAATACTTGTTTTATACACCAGATCTACCTAAAGTAGAAGGAACGTATAGATTTTTTGAGGCAGGTAATCACTTCTCTGATAATCTAGTTGTTAGATACTGTAAACCTGATGAGGTAGACGAACATCTACCGTTGTTTACAAAGTATCTGCAGTATTATAAAGATATGCTAGATGAGCATCAACCAATTGGTACTGATACTACACAGTATGTTGACTTTGACAGGTATATGATAAGACTTGATCCTATTTCTGGATATTTGTCCAATAGATTTGGCAAAGAAAAGTCTCACAATTTAATTAAAGAATTCTTTTTCAGTTATGCATAAAAATGGCAAGAGAAATTATTAATGATCTAGCTAATATTATTCGTGAGCATCAAAAATCTCTACCTAATATAGAGAAATTAGATGTTAAGGATAAATTTAGAGAGGTTTACAAAGAAACCGAAGATGGTAACTTGACCATTGAAAATGATATGCACATGTGTACTGGATTACGTAAGGTGCATATGGAGATTGCTAGTCTAGGACCTCTAGATATCCTGCATTGTATTTGGTATCCAGATCCTGAGTTTGATTTGCCTATTTTTGGTGCTGATATCGTAGCTAATCAGAAGATTGTCACTGCTGCTATTACTGATATCTCACCTGTTGATGATTTATGCCATCCAATCTATGAAGACATTGAAGATATTAGTAGATACTATAGTTTTAGACACAACAGAGAGATTCCTGCATGGGGTAATATTTTTTCACCCTACTGTAAGTTTGCAAGACTAGATGACAGTGAAGAAATTGATACATTTTGCCATGTAGTTAACGAATATCTAGATGCATATGTAGGTGCTGTCTGGAGAGCGACCATGAATTATAATAGAGCAGACGAAAGATACGAAGGACAGATAAATTACTGCGAAAAACAGAAAAAGAACGATAAAACTAGAAAAATTTTAGAGAAATATTTTGGAGAAAAGTGGGCAGATGACTACATTAACGAAGTATTGTTTGACGAACCCTAAATAATTTTAGTACATTTATGGGACAGTGGCTGACTATGAAAATCCTTGGATTTTTAAAGGATCCCCTTTTTTATCTCAGGATATTGGCGACGTGTTCGGTTTTGTCTACAGGATTACTAATAAGGAGTCAGGTAAACAATACATCGGACGCAAATATTTCTGGCAGAAACGTAAACCAAAGGGAGGAAAGAGAAGAGTTACCTCGGAATCCGACTGGAAGCGATATTATGGATCTTGCCCCGAGCTCAAAGAAGATATCAAACTACTGGGAAAGGAATCCTTCTCCAGAGAAATACTTTCTTTACACCCAACCACTGGTAAGGTAAATTATGAAGAAAC